TAGCAAACATAGTGGATCTACTTATCCAGAAATACACAGGGACTGAACCAGTGATCATATCAAATCCAACTGAGTATTCTATTAAGCAAGTAGTAGACCTAATTGTGGAGCACATGGACTTCAAGGGCAAAGTAAAGTGGTTGACAGACAAGCCAAATGGTCAACATAGAAAACCATCGTCTAATGCCAAACTTTTGAGTATCATTGGAGAATATGAATTCACCACTTTGGAGAAAGGTTTAAAAGAATCAATAGAATGGTTTATATTAAATTATCCAAAAGTTAGAAAATAATGACAAGAGAAATAGTAATAGCAGCGTACGACAAATACTTGGATTGGTTAGACAAATTCAATTCAGATATTAAAGTTACTGTTTATAGAAAAGGAGAAGAAGCAAAACAAAGAGAAGACGAGATTAAATTAGAACCTAATAAGGGCAGATGCGTACACACTTTCTTTAATCACATATACACTAACTACGACAATTTATCTGACATTACTTTCTTTGGTCAAGATTGGCCTTTCGATCATTGGGAAAATATTGTAGAAGTTGTAAATAATGGCACTGAAAATCTTAGGCATCAATTAAAAATAGGAGGCTATTACGGATTTCATTTCAATACAATAACTGTTCCTTCACCATTAGGAGGTTGTATGTGGGCATTGAGTCCATCTAAACAACACGGAGACGGCAATGTATTAGTTTGTCAAAGCAACGGATATCCTCAAGATTCTAATCCAAATATAAACGTAGACAAATACTGGGATTTATTATTTACTGATGAAAAACCTGCTGAATATGAATTCATGCCTGGTGGACATTTCGGAATTACCAAAGAACATGCTCAATTAAGATCTAAAGAATTCTATAAAAAAGTAGTCGACTTTTTAGTGGAAGATGAAAGTTCTCCTTGGATGATAGAAAGATTAGAATGTTACATATTCAACCCAAACATAAAATGATTAAACTAGAAAATATACAAGAGTTAGTTGGTAACCACGTAGCTCCTTACATTTACAATGCAAAGAACTTCACGCCAGGCAAAACACCAATCTACTACTCTGGTCCTTATTGGGATAATAAAGAGACCGAAGCAGCAATAGAAAGTTTCTTAAATGGTAAGTGGATTACTACCGGTGAAAAGGTTTATAAGTTTGAAAACCAATTTAGTAAGAGATTCAACGTTAAGCACTCGCACATGGTAAATTCAGGTAGCTCTGCTAACTTGGTATTGATCGCTGCACTAAAGAAGAGATTCAATTGGGCAGACGATGACGAAATCATTGTGTCTCCAGTTGGATTCGCTACAACAGTATCAGTATTGTACCAACACAGATTGAAACCTGTATTCGTTGATATAGAATGGGATACACTTAACTTTGACTTAGATCAAGTAGAAGCCAAGATAACAGATAAAACAAGAGGTATATTCATATCACCAGTATTGGGTAACCCTCCAGATATGGATAGATTGGTTGCAATGGCTGAGAAGTATAATTTAAAATTGATTGGAGATAATTGCGATAGCTTAGGATCTAAATGGAATGGTAAATTTTTAAGTGAATATTACGTTGCGTTCTCTAATTCATTTTATCCTGCGCATCACATATCAACTGGAGAAGGCGGTATGATTTGTACTAACGACGATGAGTTGAAGAAACTATTCGTAAGTATTAGTTGGTGGGGTAGAGATTGCTATTGCATAGGATCTGCTAACTTATTGCCTTGCGGTACGTGCGGTAATAGATTTGACAAGTGGTTAGACAACTACGATGGAGTTATCGATCACAAGTATGTGTTCTCTCAAATGGGTTACAACTTAAAACCGTTGGATTTACAAGGCGCAATTGGATTGGAACAGTTAATTAAGCTAGACGAAATGGAAGCAAAGAGAAGATCGGCTAAAGCGAGATTGACAAAGATCTTTACAGATAACATTCCAAATTTAAGATCACCATCTAAATTAGAGTTAGCAGATCCTTGTTGGTTTGGCACTCCATTTATATGCGATGAAGATGGATTGAAACACAGATTGGTTGCATTCTTAGAAGAGAATAAAATACAAACAAGAAACTATTTTGCTGGAAATATTTTAATGCATCCAGGCTATTCATTCTTGGATGACTATAAAAATTATCCTGAAGCAAATAAAGTATTAGACAAAGTATTTTTTATAGGCGCTGCACCTCATTACACAGAACAAGTGTTTGCATACATTGAACAAGTAGTAAAAAAGTTTAAATAATGATATCGATATTCGGAGGAACAGGATTTATAGGGTCAAAATTCTATAACAAACATAAAGAAAATTCAGTCTTAATATCAAGAGATGAATTACAACCTAAATCTAATAGAGTACTATACCTAATTAGTACAGTAGATAACTACAACGTGTTAGAGAATCCTTTCATAGACATAGAAACAAATCTAACGCATCTAATGAAAGTATTGGAGAACTGTAAAGGAAAAGATATAGAGTTTACATTCGTTAGTTCTTGGTTTGTTTACGGTGATACCCACCTACCAGCTAGAGAGACTTCTCCATGTAAACCAAAGGGATTCTATTCTATAACTAAATTAGCAGCAGAACAATTAATAGAATCTTACTGCAAGACATTTAATATTAAATACAAGATCGTAAGACTTGGAAATGTAATAGGCAAAGGAGACGGCAAAGTTTCAAAGAAAAAGAACGCATTACAATTTTTAATAGACGAATTGAAGGCGGGTAGAGACATTAACTTGTATAACAATGGAGAATTCTATAGAGACTTCGTACACGTTGACGATGTAGTTGATGGTATTAAGTTTGTTATGGATCGTGGAGAAAGCGGGGAGATATACAATTTAGGATCTGCAAGAAAGCCAACGCTATTCAAAGATATTATCGCTTACGCTAAACAAGAAATAGGATCTAACAGTAATATAGGAACTATGGAAGCGTCAGACTTTCATAAGATAGTACAAGTAGAGTCCATGTATTTGGACTCAAGCAAATTAGGATCATTAGGATTTTTCCCTTCTATAGGAGTTTACGAAGCAGTTAAACAAATGATATGATAAGTTATAATAAGATAGGACATTTTGGAAGGTTAGGCAATCAAATGTTTCAGTTTGCTTCCACTGTAGGTGTAGCTAATAAAACTGGACATGATGTAGCATTTCCAAAAGAGAATGTAGATGTGCCAAGCGTAGAGCATTTCAAAGACGGAGTTAGGCGAGAGGTTTATTTTGATTTACCAAAGTACTTCGATAATGTTAAGTTAACACTGAAACCACAATCTGAAATACAAACATTACACGTAGCGCAAGAACCATACTTTCATTTCTGTCAAGATCTATTTAGAGTACCAGATCAAACCAATTTAATGGGTTACTTTCAGACAGAGAAGTACTTTGAACACTGTAGCGAAACAATACGAGAATTCTTTGAGTTTAATTCAGAAACAAAAAAGAAAGCAGAGTCTGCATTTCCAACCTTTCCTATGCAATTAGAATTTGTGTCTGTACATTTAAGAAAGGGAGATTATGCAGGACTTCAACAATTCCATCCAGTAATGGACGCAGACTATTACTTCAATGCTATGACCTATTTTATGGATGGTAACTATTGCTTCTTAGTATTCTCTGACGATATAGAATATGCCAAAGAATTATTTGGAGATCAAGAGAACATTGTTTATATGGAAGGAAATGAACCTGATGTAGACATGTGTATGATGAGTATGTGCCACCATAACGTAATAGCCAATAGTAGTTTTAGTTGGTGGGGCGCATGGTTAAATCAAAACCCTGATAAAAGAGTTGTAGCTCCAAAGAAGTGGTTCGGACCTGCATACAATGGAGTTCACGATACAAAAGATTTATACCCTCAATCATGGATAAAAGCGTAATACCTTTCTTTAGCATTGCCATACCCACGTGGGGAATTAAAGGCAAAGGAGCTGAATACTTAGAACACTCATTTAACATAATAGCGCAGCAGAGCTTTACAGATTACGAAGTAGTGATATCAGATCATAGCGAAGATAATGACATAGAGAACTTATGTAACTCTTGGAGTTCAATGATGAATATTAAGTACATAAGAAACTCTCATGGTAGAGGCAAGATAGCCCCTAATATGAATAACGCCATTGAACATTCAAGCGGTCTATTTATCAAGATGTTATTTCAAGACGATTTCTTATATGATACAGATTCACTTCAGATTATATATGATAGTATAATTGAGAATCAAGACAAAGACTGGTTTATCACTGCATGCGTACACACTGATGATTGCGTAACTATGTACGACAGAATGACACCGCACTATCATGATCGTATATATGCGGGAATTAATACCATAAGTTGTCCGTCTGTACTAACAATTAGAAACGAATATACGAAACCAAAATTTGATGAAACTTTGAATTGGTTAGTGGATGTAGAATACTATAAGAGATTACACATGTTATACGGAGATCCTGTCGTAATTGATATGGTGTGTGCTGTGAATAGAAATACAGAGGTTAGAGCCACTAACTTAATAACAGAAAAACAAAAGCAAGAAGAGATATCACGAGTAATAAGAAGATATGAAACTAAATAACGTTACCATTGCTGCTGTAGCAGGCACTAAAGCTATTGAAACTCTTAAGGCTATCAAGTACTCTATGAGAGAGTTAGAGTTTGACCGTGCGATCCTAATTACTCCAGAAGATATACAAGACGACCAAGTAGAGATCATTAAGTGCGAACCACTAAACTACGAACAATACAATCACTTTATAGTTTATAGACTACACGAGTATATTAACACCACGCACTGTCTATTAGTACAGAACGATGGATATGTAGTTAATCCAGACATGTGGCAAGAAGATTGGATGCAATACGATTATATAGGCGCATTGTGGCCGTATCCTCAAGATGACTTCTCTTTTAGAGATCAAGATGGAAACATACAAAGAATGGGAAATGGAGGATTCACACTAAGAAGTAAAAAGCTATTATGCGTGGCAAATGATTTAGATTTGGAATGGAAACAGTATTATGGATTCTATCATGAAGATGGATTCTTTTGCTGTCACCATAGAAAAACTTATGAATCAGAAGGATGTAAGTTTGCTCCAATAGAAGTGGCAGCCGAGTTCAGTCATGAAACTATGGTAGCCGAGAACTACGGAAACATACCATTTGGATTTCATGGTAGAAACAATTATTATTATCAAGTAACACAAAAAAGTTTATAATGAACAACGAACAAAGATTAGAAGAGCTATTTAACATCCCAAGAATGGGTCACGCTGCATTAGAACCTCACAATAGCGTAAGAGGTTTACACGAATTAATACAACACTACTTTAAACCCGAGTTTGTGATGGCAGAAATTGGATCATTTCAAGGAGTTTCAACAATGTTATTCGCAATGCATGTTGAGAAAGTATACAGTATTGATTGTTACGATTATGTTGTACCTGAATCGGGTAGAATTCCTTCTCATGACCAATTGTTTGTAGACGCAGAAAAGATATTCTTAGAACGTACATTAGATATTAAAAACATTATCAAAGTTAGAAAGTCTAGTGTTGACGCAGCAAAAGAATTTGAAGACAGAACATTAGACGCAGTATATGTAGATGCTGAACACGATCCAATTAGTGTTAGATCTGATATTAATGCGTGGAAGAATAAGATTAAAGTTAACGGTATTTTATGCGGACATGATTTCTATCTACCACACATCTACACTATTTTACACGAAGAAGGATTGATCAACGAATTGTATACATATCCAGACAGTTCATGGTCTGTAATAATTAAATAATATGAAGGTACTAATAACAGGAGTTGCAGGTCTATTAGGTTCAAGACTTGCAGATTGGATAATAGAAAATAAACCAGAAGTAGAGGTAGTAGGTATCGACGATTTATCAGGAGGCTATTTAGAGAATGTAAACCCAAAGGTTAAATTCTGGCAGATGAATCTAGTAGAACATCCTATTGAGAATTGTTTTGCTACCAACGAATTTGACTACGTATTCCACTTCGCAGCTTACGCAGCAGAAGGTTTAAGCCCATTCATTAGAAGGTACAACTACGATAACAACTTAGTAGCAACAGCAAGAGTGGTAAATAATTGTATTAAGTACGATGTGAAGAGATTGATATTTACTTCTACGTTAGCTGTATATGGTCATGGTTACGGCGGCATATTCGATGAAACACAAGTGCCTAAGCCAATAGATCCATACGGTGTGGCTAAGTATGCTTGCGAGATGGACATTCAAATTGCAGGCGAACAACACGGTTTAGATTGGTGTATCATTAGACCTCACAATGTATACGGTCGTAAGCAAAATATATGGGACAAATATCGTAATGTGTTGGGTATTTGGATGTATCAACAGATGAATGCAGAACCAATGACAATCTTCGGAGATGGTACACAAACAAGAGCATTCAGTTGTATCGACGATATAGTTGAACCGCTATGGAATTCTGCTATAGAACCAAGAGCATCTAAAGAGATTATCAATTTAGGTGGAGTAGAAGAGTGGAGTATCAACGATGCTAATAAAGTGTTAAGAGACATCATTAAATACGGAGCTGAGTATGAATACAAAGAAGGAAGACACGAAGTAAAGCATTCTATTCCTACATACCAGAAATCGGAAGACATTCTTGGTTTTAAACACAAGACTACATTAGAAGAGGGATTATATGATATGTGGTTATGGGCTCAACGTCAACCAAATAGAGAGAGATTCGTTTGGCCTTCATACGAATTAGACAAAGGCATTTATTCATTCTGGAAAAAATAATATGATATACACAGAATTCATGTATGGTCAAGGTTTTGGTAACCAACTTGCAGTCTATGTAACTACTCGAGCTATTGCCAAGAGAAATGATTATGCGTTTGGTTATACTGGATTAGAAAACTTTGGAGACAGAAGATACAACGATAAAGGCGTATACTTCATGGATATCGATTTAGGAACTTTAGTGGAAGAGCCAGGTTTTCCAATTGCACCCACTGTGTACACAGAAAAAGAAACAAGAGCAAAGTTTAACCATTCAGATCATGACGCCACATTGGGTTGTGATATAAGATTGATCGATCAAGACTTATTGAATGTTAAAAACCATACTAAAATTATGGGTATTATGCAAGGCGAAAATTATTTTTGGGATTATAGAGAGGAGATTAAAGATTGGTTGAAAGTAAAACCAGAATTTGATTGCTTAGATTATAGTCACGATGATATATGCGTATTGAATATCAGAGACTACGAAGCAGATTCTACTCTATTCTTATCAAGAGATTATTGGGTTAAAGCAATCTATCACATGCTTAGTTTAAACCCGAACATGCAATTCCTAGTGATCACGGAGAACCCTGATATGGCAAAGAGATTATTACCTGAGTTGGCAGACAACGTATACCACTTTGATTTGGCTAAAGACTATTCTATTGTTAAGAATGCAAAATGGTTAATTATATCAAATTCAAGCTTTGCTTATTTTCCAGCATTTTGTAGTGATGCTCATCTAATTATAGCACCAAAGTATTGGTGTAGACACAACGTATCTGATGGATATTGGAGTTGCGGTTATAATATATCTCGTAAGTTTACATACATGGATAGACAAGGTCAATTACAATCTTATACAGATGTAGCTAGAGAATTTGAATTATATAAAAAAGAAAGCAAGATATATGGCTAGAGTATTTGATGTGTTTACATTCTTTAATGAATTGGATTTATTAGAACTAAGATTAGAGATGTTAGATCCTTACGTAGATCAATTTGTATTGATAGAATGCGTAGAGACTTTCTCAGGTAAACAGAAGCCATTGCACTTCATGAATAACAAAGAGAGGTTCTCAAAGTATTTACATAAAATATACCATCATGTAACTTATGATCCACCAAAATCATTCGACGATTTACAACAAAGAATAACGAATCCTAATATAGATAAAGATGTTAAGCAAGTTTGTATACAAGCTTTAACTAGTTCTAATGTGCCTAAAGGAGAATTACACTGGCTAAAAGAATTCTATCAAAAAGAAACTATAAGATTTGCTATAGAAAATGCTGGAGCAGAGAACGACGATCTAATATTTGTTACAGATTTAGACGAGATATGGAATCCAGAGTTAGACTATACGCAAATAGAAAAAGATAAGATATACAAGTTAAAACAACTAGCATACTCAGGTTACATGAACATAAGATCTTCAGAAGATTGGGCCGGTACATTATTAACGAGATATACAAATATAGATGGAGCTTGTTTAAACCATCTTAGAACTCCATCAAAAACTAAGTACGAGTACGTTAACAATGCAGGTTGGCACTTTACATTTATGGGAGGAGAGAAACAAGTTAAGATGAAATTAGAAGCTTACGGCCACCAAGAGTATAACAACGATTCTGTTAAGGATAAAGTCAAAGATTTACTAGCAAACGGTCAAGACGTTTTAGGCAGAACCAATTTTAAATTTTGGTTGGACGAATCTCAATTACCAAAGTATTTACTAGATAACAAACAAAAGTATAAACAATTTTTTAGATGATTTCATTTTGCATCCCTTCGAAAAATAACTTAAGATACTTAAAACCATGTATCAAATCTATTCAAGATAATTCTTATTACCCGAATCAAATCATTGTGTACGTAGATCAAGACACAGATGGAACTGTAGAATGGTTGAGAGAGAATGGTATTAAGTTTATTCAAAACCACGAAGATACTCCAAGAGGAATTGGTTTCGCTTACGATAGCATGTTTCAATGGGCTGATAGAGAATATGTAATAGCATTTCACGCTGATATGATTCTTGGTCCTCATGCAGATAAACACATGATGGATATTAAAACAAAGGACAACATCGTGTGCGCCACTCGTATAGAACCACCACTACATCCAGCAGGAATAGAGAAGATAGTACAGGATTTTGGTATGTGGCCAGAAGATTTGAAGATAGAAGAGTTTAACAAGTTCGTTGAAGCTAACAAAAGCGATAAGATAACTAAAAGCATCTTCGCTCCATGGTTAATTAGAAAAGACCAACACTTAGGACACGATCCTATATTCTTATCGGTATTCGAAGACGCGGATTTATTTAGAAGATTCAAACTACATGGTTACGATTTGATTCAATCATGGTCCGCAATGGTGTATCATTTAACATGTAGAGGCGGACAGTTTGCACACGCAGAAAAAATGGAAGACTTTAGTAAGAAGGACGAAAGTTGGCAGAAGAACAATCAAATATCTGCTAATGAATACATTAGAAAATGGGGCGGATTTTTAAAACAAACTGATACATTAGAACCTATACCGAATATCAAATACAATGTAGGATTAAAAATATTAAATTGTTTTAATGACGGTGTACTTGGAGTAGAACCATTCTTCGATCAGATACAATGCGAAGCAGATCCTACTAACTACATCAATAAGAATAAAGACATTTCATCTTTCGATATAGCCGCTAAGTTTGTTAGCAAGTTAACTACAGATATGATTTTAGAAGCAGACTACAAAGATATTCTTAATAATCAAGAACTTTTTAATTATATTCTGCATAACCTACCAGAGTTAATCACTAACGAAGTTGAGGAACCTGGGCAATACGAGTTACAAATATTCAAATTAATTGTAAGAGAGAAAAAAGAAAGTCAACCTAAATTAAAATTATGTTAACACAAGAACAAGTTACGTTAGTCATACCATCTAGTAATAATCTAAGACACTTAAAGAATGCATATACAAGCGTAAAGACTCACGCGCCTAATTGTAAGATCATTATGTTAGACGATGGCTCTACGGATGGTACCACAGAATGGTTGGCTGGAATTAACGACGATAATATCACTGCAGTATATAGATCAGATAAAAGGGTTGGTCATACAATACTATACGATAAAGGAATTCAATTAGCAGAAACAGAAGTGGTAGGTATCATGCACGCAGATATGATATTAGGTCCTTATTACTTAGAGAACATGTTAAAGCACTTACAAAGAGAAACTGTAGTGTGCGCAACAAGAGTAGAACCGCCATTGCACCCAGCTGGAGAAGAGAAGATCATTAGAGATTTTGGTACTGACTTCGACAACCTAAACTTAAATGCATTTGAAGCATACGTTTTAGAAGCTCAACACGAGTATAAAGACTTAACAACTAACGGTATGTTTGCACCGTGGATTATATACAAAGAAGACTTCGTTGCAATGGGAGGACACGACGCATTGTTTGCTCCATTCCCTTACGAAGATTCAGATATATTTCAAAGATGGTTACTACACGGATACGAACTAATCCAGTCAAGAGATGCATTCGTATATCACTTAACTTGTAGAGGACACAGATGGACAGAAGAGATTGGTAAGGACGATGACTACTTTAAGAACGCATCAGCAAAAGCAGCAAGAAACTATCTTAGAAAATGGGGTAGTTGGATTGAGAACGACAAGTACCAAAGACCAGTATTAAAACCGAGGTACGATATAGGAATAGTCGTGGAGAATTGCGATGCTAACCTGCTACTCTCGTTAGAGCCATGGTTCAATAACATATACGTAGATCAGGCTTTAATTGCTGACTATATAAAATATGAACAGCCTAAGACAGACCTAATCCTTGAAGCTAGGGTGCGTCCAATAGAAGAGCCAAAGCAGAACGATATACTTATCTACTTTGACGCAAAAGATAACGTAGATCTAAACATAGTTCCAAATATACAGGTTATCATTAGAGAATCGGTAGATGCAGTAGGTACGTACGAATACAACGGACTTAAGATCGATGTGTTACAAATGGTAGACCACACAGACAAAATGATGGGTACATTCATCAAGAACGTATTCTAAATATTTATAAGATAAAAGACGATGGCCCTTTCACAACAACCTAAATACCCTGTAACTTTGACAATAGATGGCAAAAAGATGCCATTTCAAATACAGTTCGATGTAAACGATAACACCACAAAGATGGGTATCAAGATGCAATTCATATTGAGTCAAGAGATTCAAGATCCAAGAGCCAAGCAGGAATTGGCAAATAAGATATCTGTTGCTTTACAAAAAAGAATGGGAGATGCAGGTATTACCATTGCTTACGACGATAGAAATGCATATCAAAATGTTATAGGATTCACCATACCATTGACATCGATCTCCGACATGCTAATGAAGACATTCAAAGGCGGAGAATAAAATATTAAAACTAGTTATGGGAAAAAATAGACCGCCTCGAGCCATATTTGAAAACATCGGTACGTTGACGGCGCAAGATATAGAAGCATCCAACATATTAAAAGGTCTTCTTAAGGTCGAAGTACCAAAGGCGATAGAGTACGCCATAGAAAATAAGAAGACCTTTGCTTCTATTTTTGAGATAAACGATTCAAATTCATACATAGAACTGCATAAGAACCAGTGGATATTCGCACTTGAAACGTGCATATTATTTTACGTAGAAGAAGAGGATTACGAGGCATGTAACAAAATGACAAAACTTATAGAATCAATTAGATCTAAGAAGGTTAATAAGATTGTTACTCACACAGATAAAACAAATTAATATGGCAGACAATTTCAAAGAGGTGCAAACTGCGGTGGATAACATGCTGAATGTTAAATCATATGTAAGAAGAAAGAAGAAGACTCAATCTGATAAGAAGAAAGAGATGTTCGTACAAATGATAAATAGTTTGGACGAGATATTTGTGAGACAAGGCTTGATGTACGCAGATATGGATATGGATATGTTTAAGTACGACGAGAAGTTTTTAGCGGTTATAGATGTGATGTTATATTTTCACTTCGGTGAAGCTTGTTCAGACGTAATAGCATTCTATCTTTACGATAGACAAAATCCAGACGGAACTCTAAATCCCATATTGGACGAAAATGATACCGAAATAATACTAGAAAATCCTTACGATCTTTGGAATTTATTAGTAATGATTAATCCCAAAATTCAGGATTAGTGGAAGAGAATAAAGATAAACCTCAATTTATATATCAAGGTCTTCAGATCACAGAAGATCAGATATGGGAGGCAATGAAGAATACGCGTAGCAATCACGAAGCTGCAAGATGGATGAAGATCACATACGTTACGTATAAGAAATACGCAAAGAAATACATAGATAGGGATACTGGCAAAACCTTGTTTGATTTTCACATGAATCAATCTGCTAAAGGTATACCAAAGAATTTTCAAGGCAGTAACTTTAAGAAAGACTTGGAAGAGATGCTCGTAGAAAAACAAGTAGCAAATCCTCAGAGAGTGGCTAAGCTTAAAGATCTATTGATGAAAGATGGTAGATTAGGTTATTGTTGCGCTGAGTGTGGATTCAAAGAGAAACGCATATTAGATATGAAGGTGCCACTATTGATTAACTTCTCTAATGGTAACAAATCAGATTGGAGATTAGAGAACTTAAGATGGTTGTGTTATAACTGTAGCTTCTTATTTGCAGTGGATCCATTCAGCGATCGCATAACAAGAAACATAGAGTCTAAGTACATACACGACGAAGAGGTATTAGAAGAGAACAATACGAAGTTCTACGATTTGGATCCATTTTATTTGGAACACTTAGAAAGAATAGGTTACGACGATAAAGGCAATCTAAACGTAGACGATATTATAGACTACAAGTAACCGTTTCCAACGCGTTATATATCAATAAAATCATAATGTGCAACTGATTGGTTTTCAGCCGGATACAACTGGTTGGTTATCAATGAGTTGCACTTTTTTGTGATATTACTTAAAAGATACATACATAACTGATTGGTTATCTATCAAGAAGTTTCGAAAATAGTTCAATAAAACAGCTCTAGATAGCCAGAATTGTGTAGTTTTACCTATAATCAATAAATAAAAGCTATGAAAGTTAGAATTTACATTAAAAATGCTCTTACAAAAGAGATCGTTACTGACCACGTTATCACTGTCGAAGATTACGACAAAGAACTTATGTGGACAAATATGCAGTTAAATCATAAAGCACTTAGCGAATCTTTTCCAGATTGTCACGTTAATTTTGAATTCTTAGATAACCAAGACTTTATTGCAGGAGTACCTCACAATATGGAACTAGATCAAATTAAAATAGATAAAGGTGAAATGTCATGGCAAAGGTACATGAAAAAGTGGCACAACACAGACATAGAATATTCAGTAATGCCTTCATTAAATTAATTAATATGAATCAGTATATTTCAGTAGGTGAATTAATAGTAATTTTTGTAGTCTGTACAATAGGTTACGTAATGTTTAAAACAATCTTCGAAACAAATAAAAATAAATAATAAGTTATGATAAAGAAAACAAACAAATCGTTGGACGGTACTTCATTTCACGGTGCTACATTTAGTGCTACGTTAGCAGATCTACAAATTATCTTAGGTGCGCCAAATCATACGAGCGATCACCACGATAAAGTGCAAAACGAGTGGGAATTGGAATTAGAAGACGGTACTATATTTAGCGTGTACGATTGGAAAGAGTATCGTCGTTATACTGATAAAGAAACAATCGAGTGGCATATCGGTGGTATGAACCAAAAAGATACATTCGTAGCTCAAGACACTTTAGTAGAAGCATTAGATACTATGAACGCTCCACCAAAGTCAAACTTGTTTCAATCAGTTAAGTCATTTATTAATTCTAAGAACATAGGCGACACATTCACTACTAAAGAATTTCACGCAGCAATGAACGGTATCGAACAACCAACTTGGTGGAAAAAATACAACAAGCAATTGTTTTATCGTAGCAATACTTACCGTACTTACTTAAGACATTTAGGATTCGTTAAAAATCCTGAGCGTGGATTGTGGAAAGTAATATGTCACATTCCAGCATGGTTAGATAGCGGTCATGTTAACAGCGCATTAGGTTATATGTACACAGCTGGACGCGATGAAAATACAATTAGCTATTCTCATCCACAAGGCGCATGGTCTATTAAGCACTTAGATTATAAAGGTATGACGAGAGACGAAATTGTAACTAAGATCAGAGAATACATTTTATTGTTTGGCGTCTTAAATACTCCTAAAGTAGAAGCTACTAAAGTAGAAGAGAAAGATGCTTTAGCTGAATATAAAATCGCAACTGCAAAATTAGCTAAAGATTTGGCTAGTGAAATTATCGGTGATGGCAAATCTCCTAACGTATGGTTCGTTACTCAATCACCATACTACATGAAGTATAAAGATGGATACGGAGAATCATTCTTATTAGATGGATTCGATGCAGCCGACTATAGCGTAATGTTTGGTCCTTTCTATAGTTACAAAGATGCGTGTGCTCAGTACGACGAAATAGAATTAGAAGCATACGATGGAGTTGGTACAGTTACTATAGAAGATCGTAAGATAGGTGTGGTTAAAGAAAAGTTCTTAGAAGAGAGAATAACCATAGACTATTCTTACAACGAAATTGACGACTCTAAATTTTATAACAATAAATAATTTAATTATGTTACACGAATACACTAAAGCTGAATTAAACAGCATGGAAACAATCGAACAAGCATGGGACGGTGATGAATTAAAGATCGAAACCGATACTCATAAAATTTGGTTAGTACTACGAGAGAATAGACAATACAATGGCGACTACGTAGTAGAAACAAATGTTAATGGCAGATGGGAACAAGCGTCTTATTACTTTAATTATTAAAAATATAAACATGACTCAGTCACAATTAAACAAATTGACTTTATTAGAATTATCAAAGTTAAATAGAATGGTAGTAGATACCATTAAATCAAAGAAGAAAACCGATTCAAAAGAAAAGCGTAAAGCATTCAGTATCGGTGACAAGGTAATAGTAGAACATAAGAAGACAAGCGGTAAAGTATTCATCATAAAGGATATCAGATTGACTAAAGCTACTGTACACGAAGTAGATGGATTTGGTAGATACGATGTACCTTTAACAATGATAGGACCATACTGCTATTAATAATTAAAAACCAACTTATGTATATAGATAATTTAACAGGAATTGAATTCACTTTCTACACAGAAAGCCAATACGAAAATGCCCGCTTCGGTGGTTACATTGAGAATTATAAGATCGCTAGAATCGAAGTCAGCTACGACGATGGATCTAGAATAGATGCGCCGTACCACTCGTTCGAAGAGTTCGAGAACTGTATAAAGAGAATGATGAATGCAAATAATGTGATCAGTGTATTACCTTATCAAGCTGACCACTATTATGATATACAAGAATACGCAGAATAATTTAAAACAAATAATATGTTAAACACAATACACATGAAATACTTTCTTAAAGCACAAGAGTTAGAAAAACAAAGAAACGAAACAATGGCCAATCCAGAATTCCAAGCGTGGATGAGGGAATTAAATGTATCGCAATCGTTTGAAGACAGAACGGCTAAGATACAAGCATACGATCTACAGATGCAGTACAACACTAAAATGTATTCTAAACTAAACTTTGACAAATAAGATATGAGACTAAGCAAAAACGATAAGACATTTATTGAGATAGTAAAAAATGGTTGTAAGAAACACAAGATATCGTGTAAGCTTAAAGAAGTTAAGTACTTAAAACCAATTCCATCTGTAAGATGCACTGGATATTTTGATGACGAAGGTAAAACGTTGCAAGTCGCAATGAAACAGAAAGATTCGTTTGAAATATTAGTACACGAATACAGTCACCTTACGCAATGGATAAATAAGATACCAGTTTATATGAAAGCAAATAAGTATCTGTTCGCTGTAGATGCTTGGATATCAGGTGAGAAGTTCTCTAGTTCTATGGTAGATGCCGCAATACAAGGCGTAATAGATCTAGAATTAGACAATGAGAAGAGAGCAGTTAAGTTGATAAGTAAATACAACTTGAGTATTGATAAAGAAAGCTACATAAAGAAAGCGAATGCTTATTTGTATTTTTACCATTGGATGAGAAAGACTAGAAAGTGGAGCAGTCCTAATAACTTACCTTACAGGAACAAGAACATTATTGCCGCCATGCCAAACACATTCAGAGGCAAGTACGATAAGTTACCAAAGAGATTTGAAAAACTATTTAAACAAGAAAATATATAATATGAAAGCAACATTAGAATTTGACTTAGACGAAGGACAAGACAAGACAGCTCATTTACGATGCGTTAAAGCAGTAAACATGGCAGTAGCACTATGGGATATGGATCAGTATTTACGAGGACTTATTAAATATGGAGAGCTCGATGATGCTACTTATAAAACACTTGAAGAGACCAGAGATAAACTAAGGGAAATTATGAGCGAAAATTCAATTGATTTAGACGAGTTATTAAATTAGTGTTATGAAGATAAATAGAAAACGTGTAGCGTGGTATCTACAGAATATCAGAGCTAAGAACGAAGAACTAACCGACGAGCAATTAATAGATAAGCTAGCCACGTGGATGGAAACGAATCCTGAATGCATAGACATAGACGGTGTATCCCACCCAGGTCGTTACTACTATTCTACGGTTGGTTACGGCATATTCAGTTTATTGGGAGAAAGATATAGAATGGGTAGAGTAGAGATATTCGACAAGCAAAACGAGAGTGGATATCAAATAGCAGAAGGATCTTATTGTATGCCGTTCGTATCCGCTAATCAGTTCGAAGATTTCATAGAGTCTATAGAGACAGATCTACCTATAAGCATAAACATAGGATCTCATGATTGGTGCGAAGAAGCTTGCGCTATAGATTTAGGCTTCGAGAATGCAGAGGCAATGAGAGACAAGGCGAATGTTAAAGCATATCGAGATAAGCTGAACGACGAATACGCTGTAGAACAGGGCTACAAGAATTTTGCAGACTTATTATCTAAAAGTAAATGGAATAAACCAAAACAAGATGAAAATACAATACACGATACAAGAGATTAAACCAAAGGTGTTTGCAGTTGTGGTACCAGATAGATATCATAGAGCAATGTTGTTCATGAGAGTACAAGAGTTCTATGAGTCTCCTAATCCTAAATTCAGAGGCAAGTCTTTTGGAATATGGGACTACGTAGAATGGTATAGCAGAAATAACGGAGACAGATTTAATTACGCATCAGATTGGGTAGGCTTTAACTTCCCTTTAGAAGTAGCCTTAAACTGTTATGATACTTTGGACGATGCATACACTCCTTACGATGAGATCATGTATGGCATTATATGGAATATATATGAAATGAACAAAGATTCTGGTAAAGCCTATATCATTGGCGTAGCCGATTTGACGTCTAGCACATTTCAACACGAACTGTGTCACGCATATTACCATATCAATAAGAAGTATAAGAAAGAGGTGGATGCCATCACTAAAGATATAGATCCTAAAATATACAAGAGAATGTGTAAGAACTTAGAAGACATGGGCTATACTAAAAAGGTATTCAATGACGAGATTCAGGCATACACATGTATCGATTCAGATTACTTTGAATTCAATTTCAAGATATCTGAAACTAAATTAGAAAAACTATCAAATAAGTATAAAGTCGTATATGAAAAATATATCAACCAAAAATAAAGATAAAGAGAAGCAACGCATTAAAAAATATGAAAAGGCTAAGAAAGAAGCCATAGCCAATTTAACAAAGACAGAAAGAAAAGCATTAGGATTATGAGAAAGGAAAGGAATTATGTAACTAGAGCCACCGCACAGAAGATACTGGATTGGTGCTACTTCACATACGGCAGATCAAAAATAAATGGACCGTATCCTGCTCTCGAGTTCAGAAAGCCTGACTATTATACTGGGGACGACTACGGCTATTACGACGAAGTGGATCAGACCATATTTGTAAACAAAGAAATTCACCATACAGTAGAAGAGCTTGTTAAGACAATTATTCATGAGTATTGGCACTACGTTAGTCACTCTATGCATGAGTATCAGATATTAGCCAAGTGGTTGACTTCTGACAAGAACCCAATGGAGAAGGATGCAATAAGGATAGAGAGAAGAGATTATAAAAAATGTCTTAGGTTTCTTAAAAAAGAATACAACATTGGTTAACCTCAAATATTTATGTTCAGGATATGCTGATTCATGACACACTAGATAAAATAGCGGAAGAGACACAGATTCCAACCGAGATACATGAATATCTACATGTAAATAGTAGAGAAGTATGGGTTGAGACGATGGTCGGACTAATAGATACTGGTCAGATCAAAGCTTCAGCAAGACAAATTAAAGTTTTAGCAGACAATTGGGAAGATTTGTTGTGTAGGAAGTATTCAAATTTAAACTAAAACGATGACGATTTTACAAGCAACGGTTGATAGCGCTAGTGTAGGTTCTGCCTTTATGCAATACGGCATATTGGGTGTATTAGCATTCTTATTAGGTTACTTTGCATGGCAACAGTACTTAAGACTTGTTAAGAAGAACGACCAACTAGAAGAAAAGATAGACAAGCTACAAGAGCAGATGTTGAAGATACTTGTAGAAGAGAGAGACAGACTGGATACCTTGATAAGAGATAACACAGCCGCTCTACAAGAACTTCAGAAGACTATATACAAATACATGGTTAAAAGCAAAGAGTAATGGAAACTAAAAGATCAGCGCTAACGAAAATGGGAGATACACTAATCAAAGCATTTGAATTGGCAGAATCTTTTAAGAACAGACAGAAAAACAAAGAGTTACCTTACGATCAAAAGCTTTTATTATTGAAAGAAGCACTATCAACAGAATACAAACAGTGTATCGAAGGTTCTAGAATATCAGGTTTATTTGCAGCTAAGAGACAAGTGGTAGAGAAGCACATACAATTTGTAAAGACAGTACAAAACAAAAAGGTTTTAAACGAAGACGAAAAACAAATTATAGACACACTCATCTCAAAATATACATAAACTCCATCTAAAGGTTATGAAACAATTGTTTACAAAAAAGTTTGGTAAGAAGATCACTATCAAACCGTGCAGCTCAGATCAAATCGGTTGCGACTATCACTTAGATCTATTCGGTAAGGCGTGCCCATCGTGCCCATATCAGCCATCTAATAAGACCAAATTCTTTACTTTCGGAGCTCCCAAGTCTGCCCCATTGGTCCAAAAACAAAAAGCTTAGTATATTATAGTCATTTGGTACAAAGCGTGCCCAAAGAGCCCAAAATAGGCCCTTTCATGCGTATTGGAAACCAATCAGTTACACATGTTAAAAAAGAATATCCATAACGCGTTGGTTCTCTATGAAGAACTTTTAAGATACTTGATAAATAATTTTTTTGTTTCGGAGGATAGCAGTACTTTTACCCTGTTGCTGCCAAATAAGGCATCATATATACAAATTTTTTAATATTAAATAAAAGTTATGAATACACTACAAACTACGTTGACCGCGTTACAGTCACAATTGGAATCTCAAAAAGAAGCGTCTAAGTATTACTACGACAATGTCTTCGCTAAAGAAATTGCTACGTTAGAAGCAAGTATCGTTGAATGGTTTTACAAATTTACTGGTGAAACTTACACAATTAAGATACAAAGTGGCGGTGAACAGTTGCAGATATTTTCATCTGAAGAAGACGTAAAAGATATGTGGCATCACAATGCTATTACCATATACTATTACTCTCGATACAACGAAGCTGCTAAAGCAAAATTAAGTTTCTATTCTAAAGAAGTAGAGTACGACGATACTAAGACTATTGCCTACTTAAAAACTTTAGGTATGGTTTCGGTATTAATGCCTCAAATCAATTTCATGATGCCTACGTGGAAAGCTGAGTATCAACAGTACGCACAAAAACGTTACGCTACATTCGAGCAACCAATATCTCACACTGAATTTGCTATACGTAAAACAGAGGCTGAGATATTAGAAGAAGGTCTAGCTTCTTACAAGCAAGCTGGATTTACACATACCATATCTTCTAGTACTGTATGCGAAAGACAGTATAACATTCCTTATGATCAAGAAGGCGCATATACATTAGAGACAAAACCTCAGTATTTTGATCTACAAACAGGTAGAGGTCGATACGATCATGTACGTGTGTACGCATTCGAAGTTGTAGGTCATATCAAAAATGGTAAAGTCGAGATGAACATAAAGACTACTGCTGTAGAAGACGGATCATTCAGTCCTATAGTTGTTACTAAAGCAAGATTCGACGACTTCATTGCAACTGTATACAATTGGGAGAACTTTGATAGAGCTAAATACAATGAAAAGCAAACTCAAAGGTATCTTGATCACATGAGTAAATTTACTACAGTAGTAGAAGTAGCTTAATTAATAACATAAAAATAAAGTATATGAAATTGTATGCAGTTATCCTCACGACAGAGGACTATATAAACACGGTGATATTTGACAACGAAAAAGAAGCTGTAGATAGTTTCGATTGTATCGACTACAATGTTGTTGACGATTATGATAACACATTTGCAGTAGTAGCAGAACTCTATGGATTAGGTAAGGAATTTGGTTTCGGAGCAAGAGGCGAATTTCACGGTGGAAGTATTATCAAACAAAAATAAAAGTTAATGGATTATAAAGCACACGTCTTTCAAAGCTTAGGCAATGGTAAGCTGCACCCGTCTAGAACGCAATGCGGTAGACACATACAAAGGAATAGTCGAGGCACATTTGTCACAAAGACTACATACTTTGTTGAACTACACAAAGAAGATCCAAAAAATGTGTGCGAAAAATGTTTAGAATGGTTATTAAATAAAAATAAAATAAAATAAAAGTTATGGGATTAGACATGTATTTGTACAAAAAAACATTCTTATACACAGGAGAATGGGTACGCGAAGAAGAAAGATGCGACGTAGTAGTTACACAAGGAGGTGAGCCTCATCCTACCATCAATCCAAAAAAGATTGAATACGTAGTAGAAGAGGTCGGATATTGGCGCAAAGCAAATCAGATTCATCAGTGGTTCGTAAAGAACGTACAGAAAGGCGAAGACGATTGCAGAGAGTATCGTGTAGACTACGAACAATTACGAGATCTGTTGAATGCTTGCGAAGACGTATTAGACGATCATAGTAAAGCAGAGCAGTTATTACCATCAAGCTCAGGCTTTTTCTTCGGTAATACAGAGTACGACGACTACTATTTTGAAAAAGTACAGAACACGTACGATATCTTAATGAGTATCGTGTCAGCAGGAGATGCAGATACAGCAGAGTACACATATCAATCAAGTTGGTAACATATAAAACAAATAAACACATGAAAACATTCAATGATTTAGAATTCAAAACCCATCCAATGGGTTCAGGTATCATTAGTCGTATCAAGTTCGATAACGGATACGGCGCATCAGTAGTCAAAGGACCACACACATACGGTGGAAACGAAGGACTATACGAGTTAGCGGTAACAGACAGTAACGATGATCTAACGTATAGTACACCAGTAACCAACGACGTAGAAGGTTATTTGACAGAAGAAGCGGTAACAAAATTATTAGAACAAATACAAAATTTATAATCTATGTTTGAAGAAATTGAAATTGGTGATGTATACAACGAGAACGAAGACGAGTTACTAGAAACAATAGAAGAACTCGAGAAGGAAGTTAAGTTCTACCTTTCACAAGGAAACAAGACAGCCGCTAAATTGATTCAGCAGCAAATTAAGGACATTAAAAAAGTACACTTCTAATATGAAAACAGAAGAAACACTATCACGAGTATTACTAGCATTAGGAGTGATAGCACTATTAGGTATCTTATTAGGATTACCGTTGCAGTTACTATGGAACTGGTTAATGCCAACCATATTCAATCTGCCGACCATAACATTTTGGCAGGCGATGGGACTTAATATCATGGCATCTATATTATTTAAAGATAACAGCATTAAGAATGACAAATAAAAAGTATTGTAAAGTATGTAGCGCAGAGATCCACCCAAAAAGGGTGGCTCTTGGTTACTCTACCACTTGTGTTAACCACAGCACAGCAGAGAGATTCACAGGACACCTCGTTGTAGATGGTAAGACAGATTATTCAATACAGATAATCAAAGACCCTGAGGTAGGCAAGAAGCTCAAACAATTGGCTCAGGCTTCAATAGGCTAATATTTATTAACACAAACAAGAAACATGAGCTACGTAAACCCACAAGACTATTCAAAACAAATAGCAAGCCTATTATCAGAAGGCTTAGATACAGTAACTGGAATGGTTACAGAACCTACGATTGTTACCGTTAAAGAAGCAATTAAGAACCTTACCACAGACGATAGAGAGCAGTTAGAACAATATGCTGCGTCTTTAAAGGAGATCAAAATGGAAATGGATAAGTTGATTGCTAAGGGTAAAAAAGGAAAGAAAGTAGACGAAACTGGCGGAGACATGATGAATTTGACGATGCCAACAGAGGAATAATACAAACAAAAAATAGTTATGCAAAATTTAGTTTTCGGTATCCTATACGGATTAGTAGCGCAGATCGTTGCGTTCTTGCAATTGCAAGGCGGAATAAAATGGGAATGGTACCCAAAATATCAATTTTTACTTTACGCTTTATCACTACCTCTAACGTGGATGTACCTTAAGTCCGTTAGATACTTCATAGATGCTTTTGACGGAGAAATATGGCCGAGCAGATTGATAGGCTTTTCTATTGGCATTATCGTGTTTACTTTAATGAGTCACTACATTTTTAAAGAGCCACTATCTATTAAAACCATCGTGTGCTTGCTACTCGGCTTTTCTATCGTAGCAATTCAGGTACTTTGGAGATAGATTTTATCAGCATTATTAATTAGATTAAATTTAGGTTATGAAAACGATTATCATAGGAGATGTCCATGGTAGAGATCAATGGAAACAAATAGTAGCACAAGAGAAGGACGCGGACACTGTGGTATTCTTAGGCGACTACTTCGATTCTTTTAATATTTCTGCAGTAGAACAGATGCACAACTTTAAGGAGATCGTAGAGTTTAAAGAGACCTCATTCACCAACGCAGGCACTGACGATCAACACAAGACTAGAGTTATCATGTTAATAGGCAATCACGACTACCATTATTTTCCAGAAATAACTGATAGTTCCACATCAGGTTACCAAACAAGAATGGCTATGGTGATTAAGCAATTGATAGGAGAAAATAGAGATCACTTACAAGTTGCGCATAGGATGGGAGAATTTGTATTCAGCCACGCAGGAATTAGTAGCGAATGGTTAGACGACACCGTTATAGATTGGACAGAAGATAACATGGTCGATAAGATCAACGAGTTGTTTAAGTACACTCCGTTATCGTTAGACTATAGATCTTTTAAAATGTTCAGCGCGACAGAATGGGCTGGAGCAAGTGGTTACGGTAACGAGACATATCAAGGACCGATGTGGATAAGACCTAAAGCTTTAATGGAAGCCAATAAGAAAACACTACGTAAGAAGATTATTCAAGTGGTTGGTCACACATATCAAAACGAGATAGATAAGAAAGGTAAAACTACAGGCGGTAGATACTACTTCGTTGACGTACAAGAGACAAGTCAAGAGTATATGATTATTACCGACGGACAAATATCATTCAATAAAATAAAAAAATAAAAGTTATGCCAAACATTTTAGTACCCGTAGACACGGAAGTTGACGTTGACGTAGAAGTTAAAGATTTTTTAGACGATTGTGATACTTCAGAAATTGACGAAGTCATAGATTGGTTAAAAGAGAACGGACATATAAAAGATACACACATAGATAGACAAGTATGTGCTACTGAATTAGAATTTATAGAAGCATTAGATAAGTTATGTACAAAATGGAATGCTCTATCCAAAGAAGAAGAGACTATGATTTTAAACTTAGCCAAAAGGTTTTAATTTATGGCCACTGTAATAGAATTGACAGAAAAGATAGAAGATCTATTCATTAAGATACCCGACAAGAGAAAGAAGATCGAGTACGCAGAATGGAGAGACACCATAAACAAAGTTATACAAGATTGCAATAAATTGTGTAAATTTAAAATGTACGACATAATAAAGAAATGAAGAAAATAATATTCTGTTTGCCAGGTAGAGAGTTCAGCGGTAGGTTCCTTCAGTGTTGGACCGAATTAGTATATGCTTGCTTACAGAATGGTATACAACCCATCATGTCGCAACACTACTCGCCTCTGTTGTACTACGTACGTAACATGTGTTTAGGCGGTAACAATATATCAGGCGTGGATCAGAAACCATTTCAAGGCGAAGTAGATTACGACTATATAATGTGGATAGATTCAGATATAGTATTTAGTCCAGACCAATTCTTTAAGTTAATAGATAACGACAAAGATATAGCAAGTGGATTGTACATGATGCAAGATAATACTAACTACGCAACTGTAGAAACGTGGGACAACGACTTCTTTAAAAAGAACGGTCACTTCCAATTTGTAGATAGAGAGATATTAAGTACAAAGAAGACGCCATTCGTAGTAGATTATACTGGATTCGGATGGATACTAATGAAGAAAGGCGTGTTTGAATCGTTACAGTATCCATGGTTCCAACCAATATGGAAAGAATACGAGATAGACGGTAAGATCATAAGAGACTTTACAATGGAAGATGTAGCGTTCTGTCATATGATCAAAGAGAAAGGCTACGATATATGGATAGATCCAACGGTTGTAGTAGGACACGAGAAGATGATGGTATTATAATTAGTAACAATAAAACATGGACAACATGAAGTGTTTAAAGAACAAAAAAACAGGTAACATTATTAGAGTATCCGATCTACAGGCTTATCAAATGGCAGGAAGCCAATGGTCTTACGCTCCTAAATCAGAGTGGAAGAATCAGAGTAACCCTAAAAAAGAAACTACAGATGTTAAAGAAGCTTAAACAAATATGGCATGAAATCATCGAGAGATGGTTCTTGCTTACATTCTATGGAGAAAGAATGGAAAGAGAGAGACTGCAAGTATTAGCTGAGCTAGTAAAAAGAAAAGACACCTTGTGGAAAAACCTTCCTATAAAACCAAGGACTATACAAGAAATTCTTACTTATAAAGAACCAAAAAAGAAAAGCATTAAAGAATTAGTGGATGAATACGAGAAAAGAAGTCCAGTAATTCAAGACGCTTTATACGAAGCATTAAAAAACATTCAACAAAAAGAAAAAGAAAATGGCAACGACAAAAAAGAAACCAACTAAAAAAGCAGAACCGATTGAAGCAAACATTGTTAACTTAGGTCAAACTAAAGATCCTATCTGGTATCCCATTGATTGGGAAAAGGTAAAGACTATAGAAGACGTTAAAGTTATCTTAGAAAACATGGGATTGGGTTGTTACGATAATGCACCAGCCTATGAGACCTTAAAGAAGTTCTGCTTCGATAAGTACATTAAAATAGTTCAGTAATGACTAAAGAAGAGGCTGAATTCATTAATAAGATGTGCGAGAGTAACTCTATAACATGGACAAAGTTACACATAGAATACCAAAAGAAGTTCGTTGATCCCTCTCTGTGGTATCAATGCTCTTCAGGCCACCAAAAAGATATGTCATTACCACACGGAAATCAAATAGATGGTAGTGAATTATGTAAAGAGGCGCAAAAGATAATAAACAAAATATAGAAGTTATGATGTATATTGCAATAGGATTGATTGGTACAGGACTTTGGATTGCCTACGAGATTTATACTGCTCCTTGGTACGACGAAGATACCAACACATTCTATAAAAAAAGAAAAAAATAAAAGTTATGAATTTAGGTTACGCGTGCATCAATATGACTTTGCAGAAACAGGTTAGTATGAACAGAACAATGATGAAACGAACCTTCGAAGCCAAAGGAATGGACTACGTTTCTGATTTGGCGCTCCTAAATTCTAGAGATATCATTAAGGTACTTGAATGGAACAGACAGCACGGAATAAAGCTATTTAGATTATCTTCTAGCATAATTCCATGGGGAAACAACATAGACATAACTCAACTAAAAGATTACGAAGAGATCAAGTCTGAATTAAAAAAGGCAGGAGACTTTGCAAAACTTTGGGATATGAGAATCACTTGTCATCCCGGTCCATTCGTAGTGCTTACTTCACCAAAGGACAGTGTAGTCGATAACGCCATATCGGATTTAGAAATGCACGGTAAACTATTCGATATGATGGGGCTTTCTAAAACTCCGTACAACAAGATCAACATACATTGCAATGGAGTGTACGGAAACAAGACAGTAGCGATGGACAGATTCTGCGAAAACTTTAAGAGACTGTCCTCTTCGGTACGTAAGAGACTAACTGTAGAGAACGACGATAAAGCGTCTATGTACTCAGTTAAAGATCTAATGTACATACATAACAAGATAGGCATCCCAATTGTATTCGATTACCATCACCACCAATTTTGTACCGGAGATATGACTGAGCAAGAAGCCTTACAGTTGGCATCAACAACTTGGCCTAAAGACATAAAACCAATTGTGCACTACTCAGAATCAAAAGCATTACATGAAAACAACATTAAAGAAAAACCGCAAGCTCACTCGCTGTATATTAATGCCATCCCCAATACATACGAGTTGGATGTGGACATTATGGTTGAAGCAAAAGCCAAAGAGTTAGCAATACTACCCTTTTTATAATATGGAAAATAAATCTAAGAAACAACAGAAAGAATTAGAAGAGACACTTAAGACATTACAGAATACTCTTAAAGATCTTGACGGCATGACGAGCATGTTAGACGATATGAAAAACATATCAGAGAAGCTTAAGTTCATGGACGATATAGACGAAGACACAGACCCAGAGGTGGCACTAGAGAAGATGAGGCAAGTGTTCGAAGAGGAAAACCCATCTGAGGAGAAGGCTTAACTTGGCATATTTATTCTTACGCATGCCAATACAATTACTAAATAGAAACAATACAGGAACATTTACGTTAGTAAACAAATCTAATAGTGGTGGTTTTTCAATGTTAACAGCAGAGCCAAGTGTATCACCAACTCCAAGTGTATCTGTTACTCCGTCTATCACAGTATCAGTTACTCCTTCAGTATCTATCACGCCTAGTATAAGTGTTTCCTCTACGCCTAGTATTTCAGTTACCCCAAGCACAAGTGTATCTGTAACTCCAAGCGTATCAACGACTCCTGCAGTTAGTGGTACTCCAGCAGTAAGCTCAACCCCGGCTCCAACGGTAACACCTACGACAACACCAACACCGTTTCCTACAGCTACTCCTAGTGCCAGTCCCGGTCCATCTATAGTGTCTTCTGGATTAGCACTACATTTGGACGCTAATTCTTATAGCGGAACTGGGACTTGGAATGATTTAAGCGGAAATGGATTTAGTGCAACAAAACAAGGCACACTACCTTTTACATCAGCCGGAGATTTATCATACTTTACATTTAATGGTGGAGCTAACTACCTTTCAGGAAATGCTGGGCTAAATACAGCAGCAACAAATCCTGTTAATGGTACACTTGGCATATCGATTTCTGTAGTATTTAAAATGTCTGACGTAACACAACCCTCTATATTATTTTCTCAATTAAGTGGAGGAGGATATGCATTTGAGTGTGGAACCCAACCTTCAAATTTATGGGTAAAAACATTAAGAGCATACGCTGCCTCTAATACATCTACAGATAGAAGAGGCACTTCAATTGTACTATCTAATAATATTACCTATTTAATGACTTGGACTTGGAACCAAACTACTAAAGTTTCAACATTGTATATAAATGGATCTGTAGCAGCTTCTACTGAAACTACTGCAACTGTTTCATCGTTAAATACAACATGGGCTGGTGGATATGGTGCTAGTTTCCAAATCGGTGCAATGACGTATTATGGTCAATATGGTAACGGAAGTATGTATAAGATTATGGTATACAATAAACCATTGTCAGAATCTGAAGTCACTCAAAACTACGATGCACTCAAAACAAGATTTGGAATATAAAACAATTTAACACTATGAAAAAGTATTTAACCTTATTTTTATTGCTATTAAGCCTTAACTCTTATTCTCAAGTAGATAGTACCAAAGTTTGGGAAGCTAGAAAAGTATGGCACTCCAATCCAGATAATTATAGTCAAGGCCAACAAATGCCCAATTGGGATTTAAATGGCAATATCATACCATTTGCAGTGCTATTGTTAGGCACTTATTTCTTTGCATCTCGTTCAAAAAAAGATCTACAACTTTTAGACTCTAGACTTTAATTTTACCAACACAGCAGGAATCGGTATATTTGATGTATGACCAAGAGTAAACTCATAGAACAGATCAAGTACTGGAAAGATGTATTCGTACCCACTGGAAACATGGGCAAATGGTACGCGTCAGTAAGAATCCAGAAACTGACCGAGCAATTAGAGAAGCGCAATAAGAAATTAAGCAAGAAGAATGACAAATAGAAGAGACTTCCTTAAGTCAAGCTTGTTCTCTGCCATCGCACTCGCGCTCCCGATTAGTGCCAAACCCGAGAGCCTAATAAATACAAAGGCCACACCCGATAGAGCGTTCTATACAAACGGAGTAGAGAGGATGAGGATATACAGCTACGGTAACGTAGGAATAGGAAACATTATGCCACCATACGAACTAAAAGTAATAATATAATGGAAGAGATTAACATTCAGGAGTGGGACAACTTGCAACCCGACCCGATAAGCGACAAAACAAAAATAGAACTAGCCTTGATAGATCTATACAATAAACTAGCGATGCAAATCCCGACCAACCATCAAGCCATATTGGACGAGTTAGCAGAAAAGTTACTACCGCAAGAAGCCTCACTCACAGTCAAACAAGTTGACGGTTCGTTGGATGCTTCAATTCGCGCCACCACCGCCAAGAAAGATCCTCAAGACTACATGTACAATTGGATACGTTCAAAAAGCGGAAAGTAACCACAAACTTATATTTCCCCAACGTTGGAAATAGCAGTATATTTGATTATAAACAACAACTAAAGTTATGAGAAACAGGTACGAAAAAAGCCCATTGAGTCTAATCGATGGCGGAAGTAAAATACGAATCACATTCAAGAACGGAGTAAGAAGAATCTACCACAACATAAAGGACGTCAGCGCGTACACCGCAAAGGTAATAAGCGAGAGCGAGAGAGACATCGATCGTATAGAGTTAGAGAAAGAAGTTGTAACGACTACCAAAGAGTGGAGAGCTCTATTCGGTAGAGGCAATTATTACGGAGTACTGTCCAACAAATCTTACGATGCAGAAATCTAGTCTTATGACGCAGAACGAGTTCAACGCTAAATACAAGCAGTGGATACCAGAAGGGTGGAGCGGACTAGACTTCGATATACTAGAGGTGACCGAGTACATGGACCAAATAATGCAAGACATGATTCTAATACCGGGATTCGAGCTGCACCAAATCAAATTAAAGTTCGATTGGCCAAGGTTCTACTTCACTACCGACTTCAAGGACAAGGGCACAGAGTTGGCGATTGCAGTAAAAGTACAAGAGCGGATCAACGCAATAATAAAACAAACGAAATAGGTCATGACAGAGAAAGAGAAAGCAGAAAGTTTGGTCGACGAGTTCTACCAATACACCAATACAAATTCAAGAGAGAACGCCAAAGCCTGCGCAAAGATACTAGCAAAGGAGGTAATAGTAAAACTAAAGTACAACAAGGTCATGAGCGTAATAGTGGAGTATTGGGAAGACGTGTTGCTAGAGATAGATCGGATACCAGCATTTAAAGAGTAACCTATATGAAAACAGCAATGCAAGAGTTGATTGATGAAATGACAAAGTATTTAGATCTACACGAATCACCAGAAGTAA